TAGCGGGTTGTCCGGAACACAGAGTGTTAATCATTATAGAGACTGGGACGGTCACGGCACACATGTTGCTGGAATAACTGCTGGTAAAACTTACGGATGGGCAAAAGGCGCACATATATATTCGCAAAAATTAGCAGGACTTGAATTCGACGGCAACACAGGAATTAGTATTACAGATGCATTTGATACAATAAGGTTATGGCATGATGCAAAGCCAATAGACCCGGCAACGGGATTCAAACGTCCTACTGTAGTAAATATGAGTTGGGGATACAGTACAACTAGATCAGGCGCCCCTGATAGCGGAACCTACAGAGGAGTAGATTGGAATTATGACATTGATTACACAACTCGCCTTGGACTTTGGTCAGGAGTAGGATACACTCCTGACTATCTTAATTCAGGAACTTCGCAGCGAGTTCCTGTGCGTGTTGCAAGTGTAGATGCAGAGATCGAGGATATGATTTCTCAAGGCATTCATGTATGCATAGCTGCAGGTAACAATTTATATAAAGCAGAACTATTAGGCGGAGTAGATTACGACAATACAGTTACATTTGGGGGAACTACTACTAATTATCATAGAGGAAGTAGTCCCTATAGTGATAATGCGTTTATGGTAGGCAATTTAGATACTACAACATTTAATGACGGCGGAACTTTTCGAGACAAGACAGCATTTTCAAGTACACGTGGACCAGGAGTAAATATTTGGGCGCCCGGCACAAGCATAGTAAGTGCATGCAGTACTACTAACCAATTTGGTAGTTCTTCTATATCTTCGCCGGAAGATAGTAATTTTAGAATACTAAGTATTAGCGGCACAAGTATGGCTGCACCACAAGTTGCAGGAGTAGTAGCACAACATCTACAAGTTAGACCTGATTTAACTCCGGCACAGATGCAAGACCGAATAAATGGCGAAGCCCTTGAAGTAATATATACTACAGACTCGACTACAGATTACTCAACTAACGAAAGTATTCTCGGAGCATCTAATAGACACCTATATAGTAGATATGGCGTTGCAAATCCCGTAACTATGCCATTGTCTGCATTAACATTTACTGGATTAAGATTAAAATTAGACTAATCTTAATGATATTAACACATAAATACTTGAGACAGGAGTTATAGAATGGCATTAAATTTTCCAGCAAGCCCACTACTAAATGATGAATATACTTCTAACGGAATAACGTGGCGATTTGACGGCGTAGCTTGGAACGTAGTATCAGGTGGCGGCGTCGGTGGTGGTGGTGGTGGTGGTGATTATTCTAACGTTGATGTTGATACACATTTAAATACAGCTACTGCAAGTATTAACGAAGTATTAAGCTGGTCCGGGAGCGACTATGCTTGGACAGCTAATGGCAGCGGCGGTGGTGGCGGCATTGCGCTTACAGATCTTAGTGTAACAGTTGAAGCAGCCGGAACTGCTAATTTAACATACAACAACACTACAGGTGTGTTTTCATATACCCCGCCTGATTTGTCAGCGCTCGGTGGCGGTGGCTCAAGTAATTTTAGTGACTTAGGCGATGTTACTTTTGCAAATCTAACCATTGACAAAATATACGAGCCTGCTATAGCGATGCTAAGAATAGATAATGTAGGAACAAGTGCTTATACCTTTAACAGTCATTATGCAGGTAATAATCCTACATTATTAGTTTTATCAGGAGCAACGATTGCATTTGATCTAGATGAAATACCAGGACATCCCTTCCAGATACAAGACTCGGCAGGTGATCCTTATAACGTTGGATTAGTACATGTATCCTCAGCGGGAATAGTAACAACTGGGCTAGCTGCACAAAATAGGTCTAGCGGAACGTTGTATTGGAGAGTTCCGGAAACTATATTTGGTACTTATAGATACCAGTGTAACTCGCATGCTGCTATGTTTGGACCTATTACAATTAAGCGATTAAGTTCTATTTAGAATCTTTAACTAATCCGTCTAGCGTCATTCTTATATTAATAACTTTTTCTACATTTTCACGTACTTTAGTTGGGTCAATATTTTTATTAGTTACCGGATTGTGTACTGCGTCTATTAAATTGCATTGATGTATTAGCTCATTTAATAATGCATACCCGTGCTGTTGCACTTCTGTATTTTTAATTTTTTCTATAACTGATGTATATTTTTTAAATTCAGTTTGAAATTTTAATTCTTGACTTAATTTAAACATTAATTTAACCTAAAATAATCGTTAATATCGTTTGAATTACTTACTTCTGCCATTGCACTATTAGCAGACAGCCCTTCTAACATAACTGGCATTAATGCAGGAACATGAAAGAATCCTCCCTCTTGTAGTTCTTGGGCATACACCTCCCCGTCAGCTGTATCTACCCATTGCACTTTAAATTTACCAGCATTAACAAACCAGCTTTTTGATTTATTTTTATGAAAATGTAATGACATTTTACTATTTATTTTTTCAAAAATTAAAATTTTCCCACAATGCTGATCGTTGTCGGCCCAAATAATTTCATATCCGTAGTCAGTTTCATTAACATTATTATTCATTTAATATTCTCTAATCTAATAAGTCTATAACTTTAAACACAGTTTCAAGTTTTTGTAAATTAACTTTTTTTTGTAATGTGTTACTTAGCCCATGATGTAGAGGCTTTGGCCATTTGCCAAAACTACACCAGGCATAACCGTTATGTTCATCATTTAATGTTGGTATAAATTCTTGTCCCACAACACATAAGTATGTATGGAAATGAAAGCGACTGTCATTGCTAATAAATGTTTCTAAGGGCATGGTTTTCTTAATTGAGATTTCGCCAATCTCTTCAAAGATTTCACGTTTTAGACCTTCCCAAGGCGTTTCGGTACCTTCGTTAGTGCCACCTACTAATCCCCACAAATTACCAGCACGACCTTTTACTCTGTGTAAGAATAAAAAGCGTTTAGTACTTTGGGCATAGACAATAGCACCACTACAAATAATATTTGTTTCCTTCATACTAATAATTATCTTAGTATGCTAATCTCCAGGTGCCTCTTGGATACTCACCATCGTATGCTAGTACCCATTCATTGTTTTCATATTTGTATTGTTTACCTGTATTAAGATTAGATGTGTAAACAATAGTACTATCATCAGTGCTAGCATCAAATACTATACTCCAATTAGTACCGTCCCATTCAATGATGTCATTAACACTTGCTACAAAATCAGTGCCATCAGTATTTTTCCAAGCATCAGGACCGTCATATGACGAATCTTGCACACTTGCGCCATCATTTATACTGTCTAGTATTAGTATGCGCGGATTGCTTGATTTTAAATCAGTAGGGTTAGTTTTATAAGGATTAATAATATAATCAATTTTATTTCTATCACCATTAGGACCGTGCATGATTGTATCTGCAGGCATTGTGTCAGTGTCCCAAACAATTGCTAATTCGTAAGGATCAATTGAATTAACTACAACAGTGCCTACAATATCATTTGTTAAATCTTCCCTAGATAATCTTAATTCAGTAACACCTGAACTAAATTCAAACGGCATTGATTTTAAATAACCTGTCCATGTTTCTGAACCAACTACACCTTTATGTACTAGTTTAGCAGTTGTGCCCATTACTAATAGGCCATAATTATCGTGTGAAGTAACTATCGGAGTATCAACACTAGTGATACTTGTATCTTTGTTTGTATTTTGTTCTTCGATTCCGGTAATATTACCAAAATTATCAACAGATTCTATCTTAGTTGTAATGTCGGCTTGTGGAGTATCTGATGAATACCTGCCTGCTCTTGATAAGTCTAAATCAATTGTGCCTTGACTTTCATTGAATATACTTTGTATAACTTGGGTAATTACACCTAATCGTTTAACTTTAACAGGTGGACTAATATATATTGGAGTAGTAAACGAAATTGTAGCAATGTCAATATCACTTTCAGTTCCAGTAGGAATAGACCTACTACTAAAAGTAATACCTGTTTGATGCACTACACTTAAACTAGTCCAGTCAATATAATTATCAGTTGTTTGTATTTCTAAACTTGGGTTAAACAACATTAATATTTGTTCTAGAATTTGTAATTTTTGATCAGTGTTTGAACTCCAGATATCAACATTGACATTTAATGTGTACGGAGTAGGCATTAGTCTTTCAACTGTATAGTTTTTACCTTCGGTGTTTAAATATTCGTTACCGTCAGCATCGTATGCACGTTCTCTAATATTAACTTTGTTAATATAACTACTATCGCTTAGTCGTGCCGCGTCAAGTTCAAGACCAGTTATGTATACTGCCATCCTAGGTGCACTTGGAATTTTATTTTCACTATTTTCTCTAATAATATTTGCAACTTGACGAGTCAAATCGCCATACATTACTGGAATCTGTGTAAGAGCTCCTTTGCCGTCTTTGTAACTAAAGTTACTCATTAGACGTACCATTTGTGTTATGTATCTGCGTATTTGGCCATCATAAAAATGTTGCATTATTCGTTACCTACTTTTTCCCATCTAAGGGTCGAGAATCGCATACCTATTAATTTCCAACCTAACGGAACCATTATTTCGTTAACTTCTTTTATAACATTTGGTGTATTTTTTCCTAGGTCATAGAAAAATTCATTTATTATATCATTAGGCATACTACTATTATGTGTTTCTCGGTACATCTTTATTACTTGATTTAAATGAACTGATGATTTAATTTGCTTTAGTGCATTAATTAATTTAGTTTCGCCGGTTCCGAGTCCGCGCATTGCATCAAACAAATCAGATACAATTTCCGAAGTACCTTCAATGCCTTCTTCACCGCCTTCACCTTCTTCACCTTCGCTACCTCCGCCAAACTCACTAGGGTCATACGTCGGAATATTGATGTTATTATACGGAGTATCTAATATATTGCCGTCAGCATCTACAAGCTTGCCCTGATCGTTCATTCGCGTTACTTCTTTGCCAGTTTCGTCGTGTTTATT